GGGTTGCGTTGAATCTTGATGATGATGAATTAAAGTTTTATAAAAATAATGTCGTTCAAAATAGTGGCACCGCAATATCAATAACAACTGGACAATCTTATGGATTTGCCATTGGTCAGACTTCTGGGAGTAGAACTGCCACTTGGATAGCCAATTTCGGACAAGACAGTTCATTCGCTGGTAATGCCACCGCACAAGGAAACCAAGATGGAAATGAGATTGGAGATTTCTATTTCCCCCCACCGACAGACTTTCTAGCACTCTGCACCAGTAATCTCCCTGATCCAGAAATCGTATTACCCGGTGATAATTTTAATACGGTCATCTATGATGATGGAGCAGGTGCAAAAACAGGTGTGGGCTTTCAGCCTGATCTTGTCTGGGTGAAGTCAAGAGGTAGCACTTACGAACATGAATGGACAGATGCAGTTCGTGGAGTGACTGAAGCACTGTCATCTGATTCTACGAATGCAGAAACTACAGACAGCACTGGACTTACTGCATTTGGCACAGATGGATTTACTGTAGGTGCAGATACGAATTACAGCGATACTACTGGTTCCGGTATGGTTGCATGGAACTGGTTAGCATCAACTACTTTTGATCCAGCAACTGATGGGTCTATAACAACCGGCAGTGGAAGGAGTAATGATACCGCTGGATTTTCTATAGTTGGTTACACTGGAAATTCTGCATCATCGCAGACTATTGGGCATGGTCTTTCTGTAGCCCCAGAGTTAATTATTATCAAGAATAGAACTGATGTTGTTTTCTGGCCAGCAGGAACTGCATTCGGAGGTGGCTGGACAAAGTATTTAAACTTTGATTCTGTTGAAGCACAACAGACTGGAACATATTTTAATGACACCCCTCCAACGGCATCAGTATTTTCCGTTAGCACTAGTAATGCGGTGAATGGAGATACTAATGAGTTAATAGCATATTGTTTCCATTCCGTAGAAGGCTATAGCAAGATTGGTTCTTACGAAGGAAACGCTAATGCAGATGGAACATTTATTTACACTGGATTCAGACCAGCCTTTTTTATGACGAAGAACATAGTTGCAACTAATCAGGGTTGGATTACTCTAGATTCTGTTCGTAGTCCTTTTAATTCCACTAATCTTAGTGGTGGCAAACTTGATCCAAGTAATACTGCTATAGAAAGTGACAATTCTATCTATGCAATGGATTTTGTTTCTAATGGGGTAAAGTTGATTGGAACAGATGGTGGGATTAATGCAGCACAGGATTACATTTATATAGCCATCGCTGAATTCCCATTCAAATACGCAAACGCAAGGTAATAAATTATGTGGTATTCACCAAGTCATGGACTAATAAAATCACCAAGAGCCATTGTTAAAGATGGTCTTCAACATCCAGCACAAATCTTTAGGAAATGGTCTAAAGCGGAACTGGCAAATCTTGGGTTCCATCCAGCACGTATAAGTGTTGCAGATCATCGTTATTACAACACCAGCGGTGAGCGGTACAACTTTGACGATGCAACATCTGAATGGGTTATCTCTTACGGTTCTACTCCAAGAGATGTAGATAAGATTAAGGAATCAATGAAATCTAAAGTGAAGAGCATCGCATCTTCCACACTTTCCCAATCAGACTGGATGAGCATTAGGGAGCATGATGGTGGAACTGCTATGCCAGCAGATTGGAAAACCTATAGAGCAGATGTAAGAGCGACATCAAATACAAAGGAAGCAGAGATTGATGCGCTTGCTGATTTAGATGCGGTGAAACTATATAACAATACACCGGGTACTCCCAATGAAGACGGTGGCGTACCGAGCATAGATAATGTAACCGCTGGCTGGCCCAATGATCCAGACCATATAGCGATATAGCGGGTAACTAATGGCTATTTCCACATGGGCCGCTACAACTGGTGATTGGGATGACTCTAAGTTTAGTCAACCGTGGGATGGCCCATTAATTACAGTAGATGCTGGAGCGGCAACTACATCAACTAGCATTCCTATAGCATCAGAGGGGTCAAAGGCATACCCCGCTAAAGGAGACGCTGTATTAGCGGGAAGCGCGCCGGTTTCTTCTTCTACTACTAAGATTACTCCATCGTATGCTACGCCAACTTTAAGTGCGACCGCGCCTAGTGTAGAGATTCTAAGGTTGTATTATGTTCCAACAGCAAGTCCGGGTCTCAGTCTAAGCGGAAAAGAGAACTTAGCAGTAACAGGTCATGCAGCATTTCCAGATGCAGCTAATCTATATTTAAATCCGTTAGAGTATCAATGGGATAATTATGTTGGAGCATGGGAAGATGCAACGTTATCTTGGGATCAGTTTGTTAATCTTGCCCCCACTGTAGGACAGACACGCAGTCCAATCCCAGATGTAGGGACTTTAGTTCTTGCCGGACAAGCGCCGGATGCTCAACATAGAGCGCCTAAATTTATTCCGTCAGTACAGGTAATATAATGTCAAAGAAAGATACGCAATTTAACTGGTCAGAGTTGTGCTATAAAGTTGATCCAGAGTTAAGTTCCCCAGTTAAACAATATGTTTTTGATAATGGTAATAAGATTTTTTATAAGCCCAAGAAAAGGATAAAGTATGGAAATCGAAAGAGCGGACATTAGAACAGGTCTTGATCATACGACTGCCAAGAATGTGGCGGAGCATCTTGACAAGAAATATCCCGGATGGTTATGGGCTGTGCATGTTATGGATGGTGTGGTTGTGGTGAAGTCTATGTTGTTATCTGGTAACTGGGGCTTTGTTCTACACGAAGATAAGATTGATAATGATTACCTTTCAGTTACACGGGCCGGAGGCGAGATATTAGAGAGGTACAGGCAAAAAACCAGTGGTTTTAATCAAGAAAAATATATGGATCTAACGATGGATTACAAGGGTCAATTAGATGGGGACTTTAGTCCGGGGACTGCTTAATGTCTTTAATGAATCCACAGCCGCCTCTCAATGTAGGGATTGATTCAGTCAATACACTGGAAGAGCAGGGGCCAGAAGAAGATAAGTGGATTAAGATTGCTAGAGAGATATACGAAGGCTCTACTGATTATTTGAATGCAAATTTAAGATTTCAGTGGGAAAAGAGTTTATCTTTATTTAACAGTAATCATCCTCCCGGTTCTAAATATAATACTGCAGCCTATGATAAAAGGTCAAAGTTTTTTAGACCGAAAACTAGGACTGCTGTAAGAAATCTTCAGGCTGCAATGACTGTGGCATTTTTTACCAATGAAGATGTAGTTAATATTGCTCCCGCTAATCCTAATGATCAGTTACAGGCTGCTGGTGCTATTGTGGCTCAGTCTATAATGCAATATAGATTAACTAATACTATTCCTTGGTTTCAAACTATGACAGCCGCGTTGCAAGACGCCGCTGTTCAGGGCGTTTGTATATCCCATCAATACTGGGAGTTTACTGAAAAAAAGGAAAGTTATACTGAGGTAGATCAATCTAATCAACCAATCTTAGATGAAGAAGGAAAGCCTGAGATTCATGAGCAGATTACTGCGGTAAAAGATCATCCAGTTATAGAATTAATTTCTCCAGAGAATATACGAATTGATCCTGCCGCAGATTGGGCAGATCCGATGAGGTCATCTCCTTATGTTGTGCATCTGATTCCTATGTATCTGCAAGATATAAAAGATAAAATGGAATCCGGGGAATGGCTTGAAATAAGCGAGGAAGAACTTCTCGCTGCTAATGATGCGAATGAACAAGATAATACGACTAGGTTAGTCAGAGACGAGCCTCGAATGGACCCGAAGGAGAATGAACAAGAGTATGGCGGGATAAAGGACTTTTGGATTGTCTGGGTTCATAAGAATATTGTAAAGAGAGAAGGAATAGATTACTGCTATTTTACCGCTGGTACAGAAATAATGCTTACGGAAGTAAAGCCATTAAAGGAAATGTACCCGTGGTTAAGAGATGATGAGCGCCCATATGTTATGGGGGCTGTTAATTTAGAAGCGCATAAAACTTATCCTTCTGGCACTGTTGAACTTACAGAGGAACTTCAAGCGGCGGCTAATGACATATGGAATCAGAGGTTTGATAATGTCAAGTTAGCAATGAATAAGCGGTATCATATTCGTCGTGATCGCAATATAGATCTTGATGCATTGTTTAGATCTGTCCCCGGTGGTGCAGTTGAGATGGATGATCCGGATACAGATGTTAGGATTGTTGAGACCAGAGATGTTACTGGGTCTGCGTATGCAGAGCAAGATCGGATCAATATGGACTTCGATGAGTTACAGGGTAATTTCTCAACCTCGACAGTTCAGGGTGCAAGAAATCTCAACGAGACAGTGGGTGGAATGAATTTGTTGGCTGGTAATAGCAGCACGATTGCAGAATATGTTTTGCGTACATTCTCAGAAACATGGGTTGAGAGAGTTTTAAAGCAACTTTTGAAACTGGAGCAATACTATGAAACTGATATAATTGTTTTGGCTGTTGCTGGTCAGGCAGCGAAGGCGCAATTTATACAGTTTGAGGCAGATGAAATGATGGATGAACTTCTTAGGCAGGATGTTCTTCTTAAAGTTAATGTGGGATTGAATGCTACAGATCCTATGAAGAAGGTACAGAATCTTCTAAATGGCGTTCAAATCTTGGCTCAGTTTCCCGGATTGCCAGAAAAAATTAATATGCCTGAATTGACTAAAGAAATATTTGGTCAATTGGGATATAAAGATGGTTCTAGATTCATTGCATTTTCTGAAGAGGATGATCCAAAGGTGGCTGAACTAGAGGCGCAATTAGCAGACTTGCAAATGCAAATACAGACCGATCAGGCTAAGACAGAGGGCCGTATTCAGATTGAGCAAGTTAAATCTGTTGGCGATAAGGAAGTTGCCCAGATTAAGGCTCAGGCAGATATACAGTCTCAGATGATTAGACAAGAATCTGATATAATAGAGGCGCAAATTAAGAAGGATGATTCTGTAACCAAACGTGGTGAATTAATTCTTCAAAGGGATGCTCTATTGAATCAGATTAAAGAAACAGAACGACAATTAGAATTAGAGGCGGAAGGACCAGCGGGAACGATTGAAAGAGATAGATATAATAAGATTCCATATGCTGTGGGTTGATAATGGATTACTATAACCCGGCTGACCTTACTACCGAAGATTTAATCAAGCGTGTCCGAATTGGAAACGCAACACAAGAATTTATAAGAACTCCTACTGGATTGGCTATTGCTGCAAGGGCTATCGATGAATACCGGAATGGTATTGAGGCTTTTCAGAAAATGTCAATGCAGGATAGAGTAGGTTCTTCCGAAGAAGAACTTCAACAATACCGTGAAATCTCAAATAAACTCGCTACCCCGCTACAGTTACTTCATTGGTTGGATGCGATAATAGCCGATGGAGAAAATGCGGAGTCTATTGCGAAATATAAAGATTCGGGTGATATATGAAGGAAGAGTAAAAAATGGCAGAAAAAGATGCTACCCCAGAAGTGGATGCAACTGAACAGGAAATGCGTGAAGGCTATAAAGATGATGCTGAAGAAGTAACAGAACCATCTCCTGAAGAGGAATATTTATCCGAGCGCGAGAAAGCAATAGAACAAATCGCCGCTAAACGAGACGAGGAGTTTGAAGAAGAAACGGGAGAAGTTCTCGATTCTGAAGAACCAAAAGAAGATATTGTAGAAGAGGAGTCATCTCCTTTTTGGAAGGAAGATGAGACTTGGTATACAAATATAAAAGTTGACGGTGAAGATGTACAGGTACCATTTGATGATCTGAAGACATCTCACCAGAAAGACAGGGCGTCACAAAAACGCTTTGAAGAAGCGGCTGAGTATGGGAAAAGAGTGCAAGAGCGAGAGGCTCAACTTAATGCTTATATTCAGCAGATGCAAACCAAACAACCGCCATCGCAAGACGCGGAAGCAGCAGAAGAGCCAAAAGAATCTTCTAATTTAATTAAGAAGTATCATGAGGCTCTTTATGAAGATGATGCGGATAAAGCCGCAGAATTGTTTAATACTCTGACCAAGGGGCGCAGTCCATCTGCCACCCAAAATGTTGAAGAGGTAGTCGAAAAAGTTCTAACAAGAACAATGTCGCAGCAAAGGGCGAAAGTTCAGAGACAGCAACAGTATGCTTATCAGAAATCTCTTGAAGATGCAGTCAAGCATTTTGATACTGAGTATCCTGATATTGCTGGATCTCCTGAGTTACGTTCAATTGCCGATAATCGAACGATAGATCTTACCCAGAGCAATCCGGATTGGTCTCCCAAACAGATTATGGCAGAGGCTGCGAAATCAACTCGACAGTGGGCGAAAGAATTTCTTTCCCCCAATAAAAGTGAAAGGGTAGATCGCAAAAAGAAAATTGTGAGACACCCAAAGGCGGCCAGCGCGTTTTCTAAGATCGGAGAAGATGAACCAGAGCCTCAGAGCACTACGGACATCATCAAAGAAATGAGGGAGTCTCGCGGCCAAATGTTATAACAATTAGGAGGTAGTAAAATGGCTGGACAAGTATGGTCAGTTAGCACCTCCGGTGGTTATATGTATGCCTTAAACCTCAGCAGACAGTTGAGGATGGCAGTACAGCCTATTGTCAAGTTTAGACAGTTCTGTGATGTCAAAGATGCAGCCCATCAAGGGTTACATCGAGGAGATACATTCCACTGGAACGTGTTCAGCGATGTTGGAACCCAAGGTTCCACGCTCGTTGAAACCAATACTATTCCGGAAACTTCTTTCACGATTTCTCAGGGAACCATGACCATTACGGAGGCTGGCAACAGCGTTCCGTGGACTGGTAAATTGGATGACCTTTCTGAGCAACCCGTGGCTGAAGTAATTCGGAAAGTGTTGAAGACCGATGCCAAGAAGGCTTTCGATAATCTTGCTTCCGCTCAATTCAATAGCGCAGTATTGCGCGTTGTTCCTACGACTGGTACGGATACGTCTGCGGTCACCTTGACCACAAACGGAACTGCCACGCTTACGAACAGCATAGCGTTGGGCAAAGAGCATGTGAAGTCGATTGTCGATGTAATGAAGGAACGTAATATCCCAGCGTATACGGGTGACGACTATTACTGCATTGCTTGGCCTACAACTTTCCGCGCATTCGTAGATGATATTGAATCGATCAAGCAGTATGTTGATCAGGGTTTCCGTATGATCATGAATGGGGAAATTGGTCGGTACGATGGAGTACGTTTTGTCGAACAAACATTCAAAGCCAAGGGAAGCATCGGCACTGCCGGTACTGCTTGGACGAGAGGTGTGTCCGATTGGATTGTATTCTTTGGAGAGGATACTGTTGCTGAAGCGGTTGCAGTCCCAGAGGAAATGCGGGGTAAAATCCCGGGTGACTTCGGACGTGATCGCGGCATCGCTTGGTACTATCTAGGCGGCTTCGGTATTGTACACACACAAGCAGCCCAAACACGTATTGTGATTTGGGACAGCGCAGCATAGGAGGATTATTATGAGTTATTCAGATCCTCGTGAATATCTGTATCAAGATGTCGCAGTAACAGACTTTGCTGCTGGTACTGGTACTACTTGGAGTTTTAAAGGTCCAAGCGGCTATCAAGGCAGTCTCAAGGATATCGGTGTTCATGTAACCGAAACCTTTGAGGATGACACAATTACCGGAAAGGTTTTGATTGGCACTACTGGCGATCCGAATTATTACGGTCAATTGGAAGTTGCCGATGGTACTGCTGCTGGTGATGTTTTTAACAATCAAGACGACACGGATTGCGTTATTATAGAAGCATTACCTGCCGATACACAGATTGAAGTTACCTTTATTCAGGCGACTGATTCTGGTACGGCTGCTGGTAAGGGCAACGCATACGTCGAAGTTGAATGGTACTAGGAGGTCGTATGGCTAAAGTAACCAGAGCGCAGCATACTGCAAGTGGTAAAATCCCGGCAAATGGCTTGTCTTCGTTGGAAAACATAAGTGGAGAGACCTTAGCGTCTCTTGCTTTGGCTTCTCACGGACCCAACCAGATGCCAATGGGCGTTGTTCATAAGTCTATTTCCACACCGCGTGGTAAATTTACTTTTGACTAACCAATAAGGTAGGGGGGGCTACGGCCCCCCTAATCCTTTGGAGGAATTATGGCAGGAAAAATCAATGAAGTCACGGCCTATGTTTTTGGCAAGG